AAAAATGGCGTAAGCGTTTATGAATCAAGTTTTGCAGATGGAGTTGGTGAGGATGGCGAATTTGAAATACTAATTGTAACAAATGACGCAATAAGTTTTAGGTTTACCAACACAGCACCGAATAGAGATGACCCACCTATTACGATAACAGAGGGGCAAGTTTCTTTTTTCTCTGATTCTTTTGTGCCTGTTGATGTAGCCTATGGGGATGGATTATTTGTTAATGATACAATTCCAAAGGGTATATTTCAAAGAGACTTTTTCTTAAGCATTACAAAGATGTTTAACCTATATGTATACGAGGATACTTGGGATGATAAAAAAATAATGATAAAACCATATATTAACTTTTATCCAGAAACAAGTGCAACGGCTTTAGATTGGTCAAATAAAATAGATAGGGCAAAGCCTTTAAGTATCAAGCCAATGAGTGAATTAAACGCAAGATATTTTCACTATAAGTTTAAACAGGATAATGATTTTTATAATGAGAATTATTTTAAAAAATACAATGAAAGCTACGGGGATAGGATTTTTGATACTGAATATGATTTTAGTAAAGAAACCGATTCGCTTGAAGTAATATTTGCGCCAAGTGTTTTATACCAAAAGACAGGCACGGATAAAATTTACCCTGCTATTTATAAAGTATCTGATAATAACACAAAAGAAAATTCAATGGATAGCGTTATTAGGATAATGCAAGCTAAAAAAATAACAGGCAGAACGAGTTATAATATATTAAATAGTTTATCAGTTCTTGATACCCTTACTACTTATGGATATGGCGGACATTTAAACGATCCATATACGCCTACAAATGATATTAACTTTGGCGTACCTTTTGAGATTCAATTTAGTGCCAATGCATATCCTACGACTAATGTATTTAATGCCTATCATAGTGAATACATAGCGGAAATTACAAGCAAAGATTCAAAGCTATTAACTTGTTCGGCTTTATTAGATACTGTTGATATTATGAATTTAGATTTTAGTAAGTTTTATTGGATTGACGGGGTATTATTTAGGCTGAATAAAGTAGACGGATTTAATCCAATGGAATACAAGACAACGAAAATTAGTTTATTAAAGGTTATTGAAACAAAATATTTTTTATAATGGCACAGAATTTAGATTTAAACATAAATGTCAATACGGATCAAGCAGCCAAATCTGTCGGATCACTTAAATCACAATTAAGGCAAGCGCAAGCGGAAGTGGCATCATTAGCAGATAAGTTCGGTGCTACATCTAAAGAAGCTATTGAGGCAGCAAAAAGAGCAGCAGAACTTAAGGATAGAATAGGAGATGCAAAAGCATTAACAGAAGCCTTTAATCCAGATGCTAAATTTAAGGCATTAACTTCGTCTTTAGCAGGTGTTGCTGGTGGATTTTCGGCTGTTCAAGGAGCAATGGCTTTATTTGGAAATGAAAGTGAAGACCTGCAAAAAACTTTAGTAAAAGTTCAATCTGCTATGGCTCTTTCGCAGGGTTTACAAGCAGTAGGCGAAAGCATTGATTCATTTAAGCAATTAGGTGCAGTTATAAAAACACAAGTTGTAAGCGCATTTAGTACTTTAAGAGGCGCAATTATAGCAACAGGATACGGTGCATTAGTAATCGGGATAGGTTTACTTATAGCAAACTTTGAAAAGGTAAAGGAAACTTTAACTAATTTATTTCCAGGTTTAATTGAGTTTGCTAATAAAATTAAAAATATAGTACAAGGGATTACTGATTTTGTTGGTATAACAAGTAAAGCAGCAAGAGCGCAAGATAGTTTAAAATCATCTATAGAAACTTCAAATAAACAAATAGATAATCAGATTAAGATTTTAGAAGCACAAGGCGGAAAAGAGGATGAAATATATAAGAAAAAAAGAGAAAGGATTAACAATCAAATTAAGTTAATAAAAGGTTCAACGCAACAAGAAAAACAAGCCAGAGCTGATTTGAATACAGAGTTGCAAGTATTGGATTTAAACGAAGCCAATAGAATTAAAAAAGCAAATGAAGATGCTTCTAAAGAAAGAAAAGAGCAAAGAGAGAAAATAAATAAAGAAAATCAAGAGGCAAGAGAGGAAGCAGAAGCTCAAGAAAAATATCTTTTAGATTTAGAATTAAAATATTATGAAAAAACAGTTGAACAAAGAAAGAAATTAAATAAAGAAATTATTGGTCCTGATGGTTTAACAGATTCTGAAAGAAAGAAAAAAATAGAGGATGATGAAAAGGCTAAAGAAGATTATGCAAAAAGAATGCAGGAGTTTAACGAAAAAAGTGAAAAAGAAGGCTTAGGTAAAATTTTATCAATTAGAGCAGCGGCTGATGCACAATCTATTAAAGATGCAGAAGATACTCTTGCTGCAAAAAAAAGAATTGATGAATTAGAAAAAGAAAGTAAATTAGCAAATGCTTACGCAATATCCGATATTGTTTCTGGATTATCTAATTTAATAGGTCAAGAATCAGCGGCAGGTAAAGCGATAGCAGTAGCTTCAGCAACTATTGATACATACCTAAGTGCATCAAGTTTATTTAAAAATGCTTCCGCTAATCCAATTACAGTTCTTAATCCTGCATATCCTTATTTAGTTGCTGCGCCTGCGGTTTTATCAGGTATAGCAAGAGTTAAACAAATAATGGCAGTACCTATTCCAAAAGGCGGATCTGGTGGCGGTTCTGTTCCTACATTATCAACACAAGCTCCAATGCTTCCGCAATTACCTGCTGCTCAGACTACAAACATAAGCAGACAATCAATTAATGATTTAGGTAATCAAGCGGTAAGGGCTTACGTTATTGAAACAGATGTAACAAGCAACCAAGAAAGAATGGCAGCCATAAGACAAAGGGCAAGATTTAGTTAAACGATAAATATTCACAAATAAACTATTTAAAGATATGAATACAGAGATACCTATTTATATGTTGGACATTACGGATAGCATAGATGATGATTCACAAGTTGATTTCATTGCATTAGTTGATCGTCCTGCAATACAAAAGAATTGGAACGCATTTAATAAAACCCAAAAATTTGAGGTAACAAATGAAGATCGCCGTATTATTTCGGGTGCTATTATGTTGGCTGATACGCCTATTTTTAGGTCTGATGCTACTTATGGCGATTACTATGTTGCTTTTAGTTCGGACACTATTCTTAAGATTGTACAGAAGTTTTTTAAAAAAGGCTTCCAAAGCAATGTTAATTTAATGCACGATTCTAAGCAACAATTTGAGGGGGTTACTTTATTTGAAAGTTTTATCTCTGATCCTTCTCGTGGCATTATGCCAATGAAAGGCTTTGAAGATGCGCCTGTTGGCAGTTGGTTTGGGTCTATGATCGTGGATAATGACGAGGCGTGGGCTAAAGTTAAAAGCGGACAAATAATGGGATTCAGCGTAGAGGGTTTATTTACCTATAAACCGAAGGAAGTAAACAAGGTTGCGTCTATGGTAGATGCAATCCAAAAAATATTATCACAAGTTAAGTGATAAACTATTTATTTTTTAACTATATAATAAAAAAAGTATGAACGCACAGGAAGCAATTTTAAAAATTAAGGCTTTGTTTGAGGACAACGCTGCGCCTGTTAAGGAAGATGAAGTTATTGAGCCTAAAGTTGAGGAAACTAAGGTTGAGATGGCAGAATATTCATTAATGGACGGAACTAAGGTTGAGATTTCAGCTTTAGAGATTGGCGGTTTAGTAACTATTGAAGGGCAACCAGCACCAGCAGGAGGTCATGAATTGATGGACGGCACAGAAATTACCTTAGATGAAAACGGAAAAATTACCGAAATCGAAACTAAAGTAGTGGAAGCAAGTCCAGAAGTTGACGTTGAAGCAGGTAAAGATTATGAAGATAAGAAGATGGAGGAAATGGCTGAAAAGTTTGAGGCAAAGATTGCTGAATTGACTGAAGCTAAAAACTTATCTGACGCAAAAGTTTTGGATTTAGAGAATAAGGTTAAGCAAGGATTTGCACAAGTAGCTGAATTGATTGAAGCACTTTCAAATACGCCAAGCGAAGATCCTATTAAGAAACCAAATAGCTTTAATGAGTTTGTAAACACAAAGGGCATTAAAGAACAAAGATTAGAAAAATATAGAAACGCAATTTTAAACACTAAAAATTAAATAAAATGGGATTTAACGTAGACGCATTAGCCGCTTATACAGAGCAAAACGAAGCCTTATTGGTAACTGATTCTGTATTAGGTGCAAAGACTGCAGCTTTAATTAAAAGCGCAGGTAACGTTATGGTAGGCGTAAAGTCTGCTGAAACAATTAACATTATGGACACAGACGCAATCTTCCAAGCAGGTGGATCTTGCGGATTTACTGCATCTGGTTCAACAACTTTTACTCAAAGAACAGTAACAGTTGGAAAAATTAAAGTAAACGAATCTCTTTGTCCTAAAGACTTAGAAGCTAAGTACTTACAAAAAGCATTACCAACAGGATCAATGTATGATTCTATTCCTTTTGAGCAAGAGTTTGCAGATAAGAAAGCAAAAACAATTGCTGCTCAATTAGAGGTTGCATTATGGCAGGGCGATACAACTTCAGGCAACGCAAATCTTTCTCGATTTGACGGACTTGTTAAGTTAATCGGAGCTGCTTCTGGTGTTGTAGCTGCTAACGCTTCTACTTTCATTAGTGGTGCGCCTTTAAGCACAATTACTGCTGCGAATGTAATCAGCATTTTTGATGGTGTATATCAAGCAATCCCTGCACAAGTTGTAGCTGCTGACGATATGACTATCTTCTGTGGTCAAGATGTTTTCAGAACTTACACAGTTGCATTAAAGAACGCAAATCAATTCCATTATTCAATTGATGTGAAAGCTGATAGCGAGTTCGTATTACCTGGTACTCCAATTAAAGTAATTGCTTTACAAGGTTTAAACGGAACTAACAAGGTTTACGCAATGCGTTTATCTAACTTGTTCTTAGGAACAGATTTGTTGAATGAAGAAGAAAAATTTGAAATCTTCTACGCAAAAGAAGCTGATCAAGTTCGTTTCGTATCTGAGTTCAAAATGGGTGTAAACGTAGCGTTCCCAGACGAGATCGTTAAGTTTATCTTAGCATAATTATTGGGGGGTTTAATCGCCCCCCATTTTTAATAAAATTTTAAATTTAATATTATGCCGTGTGCATTAACATCAGGATACACTTTAGACTGCCGTGATAGCTTAGGCGGTGTTACGGAAGTGTATTTTATAGAAGCAGCCAACGTAACTGCTACAACCGAAGCGAGTGGTGTAATTACCGCATTAACAAAGGCATCAGGTAAGAAGTTCTACAAATACGAGCAAGTAAAAGATACATCAATGATGAATCAAACTATTACTACTAACGTACAGAATGGAACAGTATTTTATGCACAGGAATTAATGGTTGTATTAAATAAATTACAAACCGCTACAAGAAACGAGATTTTATTGCTTGCTCAAAATACTTTGATTGCAGTAGTAAAGGATTCAAACGGCGTATATTGGTATCTTGGTAAAACAAGAGGATTAGATTTAACTGCTGGTACTGCTGGTACAGGTACTGCTCAAGGCGACAGAAGTGGATTCACTTTAACCTTTACAGGTGCAGAAGCCGCATTAGCTCCAAGCGTAGCTCAAGCAGTTTACTCTGTATTGACAACCGCAGGCGCATAAGTTTTTTCATAGGTTTATAGGTTTGCCGCCGTTCCTTCATTGGTTCGGCGGTTTTTTATTGTAGGATATGCAACAAATTAGCTTTTTAGCTATATAGATATATGATTAGGTTAACAAAGGGGGCAACCCAAAACATAATTTTAACCCTAACTGAAAAGCAGTTATTGACTAATCCAAACTATTTGTTTGTATTTACTAATAGAAGTGCAAATACAGAGGTTAAATTTGTTAGGTTAAATAACACAGACATAAGCCAATACAAGGACAGGTACAATGAGTTTAGTATTGTTACAAATACTAATTTTAGTACTGCCTTAAATGGTCAATATAATTACGATATATATGAGCAGACAAGTACGTCTAATCTAAATCCTGCTGGTTTAAATTTATTAGAATCAGGCATTATGGAGTTAGTCGGAACGCCTTTCAATTTCACGGAATATACTACAACGGACACTTATAAAATAAGACAATAATGGATTTAAGAGTACTAACATTTGCGGAAGCCAAGCAGCCTGAATTTAAAGAAAAGAAAGGCGAAGGGTACATTCAGTATGGCGATCGCAACGATTACCCAAATTACTTAGTTGAACTTTTTAATAAGTCAGCTAAACATAATGCCATTGTAAAAAGCAAGGTGCATTATATTACTGCAAATGGTTGGTCAGGAAGCGAGGAAGCACAGCCTTTTATTGAGCAAGTCAATAGAATGGAAAGCCTTGAAGATTTAACAAGAAAGGTATCTTTAGATGCCGAGTTATTTGGGGGTTATTATTTGGAAATCATTTGGTCAGTTACAGGTCAGTTAAGCGAAATTTGGCATTGTGATTATACTAAGATTCGTACTAATAAAGACAACACACAATTTTGGTATAAAGAGGATTGGGCAGATAGGAATGAAAAGGCGGAGGTTTACCCTGCTTTTAATCCTGCTAATCCATACGGCAAGCACATTCTTTACATAAAAGAATACCGCCCAAATATGGGTTACTATTCTTTGCCAGGTTATTTTGGTGCGCTTAATTACATAGAATCAGATATTGAAATATCTAAGCACGTTTTAGGTAATGCACAGACAGGGTTTTCTGCAAGTAAACTTATTACGTTACCTAATGGCGAGCCTTCGGATGATGAGAAGCGCAATATTGAAAAACGCTTTACAAATAGATTTAGCGGATCAGATGGCAAGAAGTTTATTTTAGCTTTCGTAAATGATAGTGCAAGAAAGCCTATCGTTGATGATTTGGGAACTTCTGATATTACAAAAGAAGATTTCGGGCGTGTAGATTCTTTGATTCAAACTAATATATTTTCAGGGCATCAAATTACTACGCCATCAATCTTTGGTATTGCAGAGGCTGGTAAGTTAGGCAGCCGTTCAGAAATGAGAGACGGCTATGA